CCTATCTTTTTGCGGTTGGTTGCTGCTTTTTCTGAAGCGCTAAGTTTGTTCCATGCTGCGTCGGGTAAATAGCGTGTGGTGCCGCCTGCCCGTTGGGCTGGCTTGCCGTCGCTGGTGCGCCATTTCTCTTTGGTCCATTTGCTGAGTTTGGCTTGTGCTGGTGTCTTGCTGCCGGTGTAGCCGCCGCCTGCTTTCTCGTAGCGTTGTGCTAGTAGTTGTGCTTTGCGGGCTGACCATTGTCCGGGTTTGCCGCCTTGGGAGCCAGCCATGACCTGTTTTTTGATGCGGTCTCGTAGTGCTGGTTTTGTGTATGCCATTAGGAGCCTTTGACCCATTTCTTTGATGGGGATGCGGTTTTGCTGGGTGCCCATTTTACTTTGGCTGCCCAGTAGGCTGCGCTCATTTTGCCTTTGGCAATGTTTTTGGCGTGGCGTGATTCGAACTGTTCTCGTTGGCCTACTGTTTGATTGGTTCGTACACCTTGCTGACCAAAACGAATTGTCCTAACTCGGTTGCCGTCTCTGGCGACGACGATGTGTGATTTGGTTGGGTGGTCAGGGGTTCGCTTAGGTTTGTTGAAGCCTGCGACTCCAGCACGAACAAGTCGTGGGTCTTTGCCTTTGCCCTTCACTTTGTACTCCTTGTGCTTGTGCCCCAGCCGCCCCCTTGGGGCGGTCTGGGTCAGGGTTTTCCCTTCCCCCCCTATAGTCCCCCCCTTCCGTTACATTGTGCAATTGTGATTGTGCGATTGTGAAAGTAACAAACCTTCCTAAAGGGTGATGAGTAAGAACGAAGAACTGACGCTGACACCGCAACAGCAGCAATACTTGGATTGGCTGTGCACTGCCCCGAGCGAGCGAACACCTCCTAGCAAGCACAAGATGGCCGTGCACCTCGGTGTCAACGAAACGACCCTGCGCCGCTGGGAGAAGAAGGATGCCTTCATTGCTCAGTGGAAGGCGGCGGTGGATGAAATCCAAGGGTCGCCTGAGCGTACGGCAAGGCTGTTGGACACGCTGTACGCCAAGGCTTTGGATGGGGATACGAAGTCTGCGCAGTTGTATTTGCAGGCTACGAACCGTATGGCTCCGCCTACGGTTACTGTCCAGTCGAACAAGAAGGCCGCCGAGTTGTCTGACGAGGAGTTGGACCAGTTGATTGCGGTTATGGCTGAGCGTGAGAAGTCTCAGCGCACACAGTTGAGGGCGGTTTGAACACCATTGAATGCCCTGAGTGTGGTTGCGAGTACCCGCCTGTGGCTACCCGTTGGCTGTGCCCGGAGTGTGGGTTTAAGGATTCGTGTTGTGAAGGTGAGCCGAGAAAGATGAGGGATTACGATGCAGACTAACGATGCGATGTTTATTACTTTGCGACAGTTGTACCCGAGTGTCGCCCCTACGTTGGGCGACTTGCTGGCACATCACTGGACGGTGGTGGGTGTTCGTGGTGCCGCACAGTACGACTATTACAAGTCGTTTGTGGGTGTTCAGGGTGAGACTTGGGGTGACCTTGCGAACTGGTATTGGAGTGATGCGGATACCGGGGTGTTTAACCTTGAGTTGGAGGATGGTAACGATTTGCTCTTAGAAGATGGAAGTCTCGTGATGCTGGAGGCGGGTAATGTCTGATAAGAAAATTTCACAACTTACGGCCAAGACAAGTCTTGGTGACGATGATGTTATAGTTATTGTTGATAATGCTGGTACACCGACGACCAAGAAAATCAGTGCGGCGAATGTTGTCGGTCATGTGGTTTCGACTAACGCTTTCAATGCGGCTGTGGATGCTCGGGCTCCATACGGACCTCAGGGACCTCAGGGTGAGCAGGGGCCGCAGGGTGAGACTGGGCCTGCTGGCCCTCAGGGTGAGACGGGACCTGCGGGACCGACTGGTCCGACTGGTCCTCAAGGACCTCAGGGAGAAACAGGTGCTCAGGGTGAGCAAGGTATTCAGGGCATTCAGGGCGAAACTGGCCCTCAGGGTCCTCAAGGTGAAACGGGTGCAACAGGCGCAACTGGTCCTCAGGGCGAGCAGGGCATCCAAGGGATTCAAGGTGAAACTGGTGCCACTGGCGCAACTGGTGCCACGGGTCCTGCCGCTGTGGCGAATCTCATCGAAGTTTCGGTTTTCTCGTAATAGGTAACGAAGGAGTTCTTTAGTATGGCAACTTTTAGCAAAATTACTTTGAGCGGTTCAACCGATGGTCGCCCCATTAAGGTTGCTGCGACGGCTACGCCAGGTACAACTCTTCATACTGGTTCGGCTACCGCTACTACCTATGACGAAATTTGGTTGTATGCGATGAACTCGGATACGACTGCCCGTAAGTTGACGGTGGAGTGGGGCGGCGTTAGCGCTCCTGATGACTTGATTGAGGTGACGGTGGCTGCTGAGTCTGGTTTGGTGTTAATTGCTCCCGGTCTTCTTATCAAGGGAAATGCCACCCAGTTGATTGTGAAGGCGTTTGCTGCTACAGCGGATGTCATCACGATTCATGGGTATGTGAACCGTATCGAAGCGTAGGTTCGTCGTATGACGTTGCGTTGGGACCAGCGCTCTAGGGTTTCTCAGTACACTGCTGATTGGACTCAAAACCGTTTTACTCCACCTTCCGCTACTGGTGGAAATGAAACAACCACAATTGGTGCCTACAAGTACCATGTGTTTACTTCTTCTGGAACTTTAAGTTTTAGCAATGGTGGAAGCGTTGAGGTTCTGGCAGTCGGTGGCGGTGGCGGCGGAGGCGGTGGTGGCGCTACTGGTCGTTGTGGAGGTGGAGGTGGAGCAGCAATAGAACCTGCCTCTGGTTATGAAACTGTTACTGTTTCTTCCGGTAATGTTACTGTAACGGTTGGAGCAAATGGTTCTGGTGGCGGAGGTCAGGGCGGAACTGGCGGAACATCCTCATTTGGCGCATTCTTGACATCAAATGGCGGAGGTGGCGGTGGCAACACCGCAAGCACTGGCTCTACTGGTGGTTCTGGTGGCGGTGGAGGTGGTGGACAGAATGGAGTTACTGCTTCTGGTGGCGGTGCTTCGGGTTCCAACACAAACATTGGAGGCAATGGTTCACCAAGTGCTTTTTATCCTGCTGGTGGTGGCGGTGGTGCTGGCGGTGCTGGCACTAGCGCATCTGGCGGAACAGCGGGAAATGGTGGTGCTGGAAAAGCATTTACGGCAATCGATACAAATCTTTCCAGCCTTACATCATTGAGTGGAATGACACATTTTTCCGCTGGTGGTGGTGGTGGAAACGAAATTAACGCTGCTGGTACCGGCGGTACTGGTGGTGGCGGTAACGCCAGCAACTCAAGCGCCACAGCAAGTGCGGCAACATCGTTTGGTTCTGGTGGCGGCGGTGGCGGCTACAGCGGTGGCGCAGGTGGAACTGGCGGCGCAGGCAAAGCGGGAATTGTTATTGTAAGGTATGTAGCATGATTCGCAATGTTGCAATTTTAAATAACAGTATTGTTGAAAACATTATTGTTGTTGATGATTCTTTCAAACTTGAAAATAACATGATTGTTTATTCTGAGCATAATCCTGCTTTTATTGGTGGTGATTATGTTGAAGGTTATTTTTATCCACCACAGCCTTTCCCATCTTGGATTAGAAACAATGGCAAATGGGATTCACCGTTGCCATACCCAGTAGATGAAAAAAATTATTATTGGGATGAAAATTTGCTTAATTGGATAGAGGTGCAGCAAAATGTCTAGAGGTGGTCGCACACGGGTATCTAAGTATGTGTCCGAAACAACTGGCAACAGATGGAAACCAACCGTTGCCACTGGCGGAACAGAAACAACTCAGTTAATCAATGGAGCAACTTATAAAATTCACACCTTTACGAGTAGTGGAACATTTACCGTAACCGAAGTAGGAACAGAAACAACTATTGATTATCTTGTTCAGGCTGGTGGCGGTGGTGGTCAGCGCTACTCAGGTGGTGGAGGCGCTGGCGGTCAAATACAAAGTGGGGAAAGTCAGGCTCCCGAATTTATCCATACGGCTAGGAGTTACACAGTAACTGTCGGTGCTGGAGGAAATGTTGGAAATGGAAGCAATACGTCAATACAAGATGTTGCAACTGTTACTGGTGGTGGTTCTTCTGTTACCAACGGCAACTCTAACAATGGTGGTTGCGGAGGAGGAAGGCAGTATAACTACGCAATTGGTACTGGTATCGCTGGACCGCCCCGACAGGGTTACGATGGAGGATTTGGCGGCGGAGGAACGGGAGTTGCAGGAACACTCGCAAACAACAATGGTGGTGCCGGACGTTCAACAACAATTCGTGGAAGCACAGAAAACTTCGGTGGTGGAGGTTCTGGCTGTGGTTACGCAACTGGCGTAAGCGGAACTTCAGGTGGAGTCGGTGGGGGTGGAAACTATAATACTGCTGGAACTGCAAACACTGGTGGTGGTGGCGGTGCTTCTCTAAATGACCCTCCGTACAGCAACGCTGGTGGCTCTGGCATTGTTATTATCAGATACCAGATTTCGTAGGAAAAAACTTATGGCACATTTCGCTGAACTAGACAACACTAACACAGTCCTAAGGGTCATCGTCGTTGGTAACGACGACTGTAAGGACGCAGACGGCAACGAATCGGAAGCAGTAGGTCAAGCCTTCTGTGAAGGTTTGTTGGGTGGACGCTGGGTGCAAACCTCGTACAACCACAACATCCGCAAACAGTACGCTGGTATCGGTTTTACATACGATGCTGGTGCCGATGTGTTCGTCGCACCGCAACCTTTTCCGTCATGGACTTTGGACGGGAACCATGATTGGCAGGCACCAGTGCCGATGCCAGAAGGTCCGCATTATTGGGATGAAGAAACTTTGAGTTGGAAGGAAATAACAGTTGAAGCCTGAGCAGATTCAAATGTTGAAGTCGTGGGCCAAGGTGTTTGGCGCAGGCGTAGTTGCATTGGCTATTAGCGGTGAGCGTGACCCGAAGGCGTTGGTTGCCGCTGGTTTGGCAGCACTGTTGCCTGTTATTTACACTTGGCTTGACCCGTCCGACAAGCGTTTCGGTCGTGTCCGCAAGCCTGCAAAGAAGGCTGTTGCTAAGAAGAAGTAATGGAACTTTCAGACCTGCTCAATGAGCGGGAATGGCGCAAATGTAGAGGCGTAGAAGACGCAAGCACAGACGACCTTGTGCACGCCTTCTCTTACTTCTGTTCGACTTACTGGACAATTCGCCATCCCGAACGTGGACGAATCAAGTTTGTGCTACGTGAAGCGCAGGAAGAAACCGCTCGTGTTTGGATTGAAGAACGATACAGCATTGTGTTGAAGGCACGCCAGATTGGATTCTCCACTCTGGCTGCCGCATTCGTGTTCTGGGAATCATTCTTTTGGGGTGACAGGTTTACGGTTATGCTTTCACGCACAGAGCGAGAAGCAGCAAAGTTGCTGCAGAAAACCAAGTACGGTTACAAGATGATGCCCGTCTGGCTTCGCCAGCGGGGACCAGAGTTGCTGTCCGACCATCAGTTGAAGATGGTATTTGCCAATGATTCGGCCATTGAGTCGTTGCCTAGCGGCAATGACCCTGCTCGTGGTGAATCGGTGTACCGTGTGGTTATTGACGAAATGGCGTTTTTGCCGAACGCTGATGAGGCGTGGGCATCTATCGAACCAATTGCCGATGTGGGTGGTCGTGTCATCTGCCTGAGTACGGCTAATGGTGAGGGCAACATTTTCCATTCCCTGTGGGTTGGTTCTCAAACGGGGAACAACAGGTTCAAGGGTGTGTTTTTTCCTTGGTCTGCTGGTGAGCGTGACGAGGAGTGGTATGAGACGAAGAAGCGTGACCTTGCGGATTGGCAGTTGGCGCAGGAGTATCCGTCAAATCCTGATGAGGCGTTTGTTCGGTCTGGTCGCCCCGTGTTTGATTTGGATGTTCTTAGAGCGATTGGGACAATTGAACCTGAGCGTGGTTATTTGACCAATGGGGTTGGTCGCCAGTCTTTTACATTTGTGGAGGATGGCGGAGAGTTTGCTGTTTGGGATTTTCCGGAGATTGGTGAAGCGTATGTGGTGGGGGCTGACGTTGCTGAAGGTTTGGGGCATGGTGACTACAGTTCGGCTCATGTGATTTCTGCGGACACAGGCATGATTGTGGCTCATTGGCACGGTCATGTTGACCCAGACCTGTTCGGTGAAGAGGTTCTCAATGCGATTGGGTATTTCTTTAACCACGCCCTGATTGGCGTGGAGTCCAACAACCACGGTTTGACGACCCTGAAGGCGCTTCAGCGTGTGGGGTATAAAAACATTTATCGTCAAAGAAAAATGAACCATGTCGCCCCAGAGGCCAGTTCCAGTATGGGTTGGAGAACCACCAGCGTGTCCAAGCCGCTGGCCATTGACGAATTGAATGCGTCCCTGAGGGACGAATCGTTGGCTTTGTTTTGTGAGAACACGATTGGGGAACTTAGGACCTTTGTGCGTGACCAGAACGGCAAGATGCATGGGTCTCCCCATGATGACAGGGTGATGTCGTTGGCGATTGCCAACCAGATGCTAAAGCATGTGTGGTTGCCTGAGTACAGGCACAATTTGCCACCCAAGAAAAACTCGATGGAGTGGTGGGAAAGGTTCATTATCCGTGAGGAAAAGCCTAAACGGGTGCCAATTGGGTCTTATAACACCGCAGAGTAACGAAAGAGGGGTGTATTGATGGAAGATTTTACCTGTATGCATTGTTCTCGGCCTTTTCAGGCCGAGGAATTACCTAAGCGGGGAGAGGTTTGTTTTAAGTGCCATGTCAAAACAATACGTTTGGGTTTCACTTATGGCCAAGAGGACTTTCATGGCCCGACTATCCGTGAGCGTCAGAGGCAAACGGTGGAACAAGCGGCAATCAACGGGTATAAAGCCGAACCTGTGACGAACTGGATGTGATGCTATGGAGTGGCTGGTACCGATAATCGTCGCAGTTATTACCGGACCAGTTGTTGTTATTTTGAATAGGTTGCGGAAAGAAAACAGCGAACAGCACGCACACAACACTATTCTTCTGAAATCAATTGGCAACAGGATAGACAGGGTTGCTTCCAAGTTGGACCAGCACATTGGCTGGCATGAGGGTAAAAGGGAAAATAACTAATGGCACGAATTTCTAACAGGGACATTATCGCCAAGTACCGCAGCCGCATCGAGCAGTCTCGTCAGTGGCGTCGTGAGGAAAACTACGACGACCTGTGGGAACGAATGATAAACCTGTATCGAGGAAAGCATTATCGTACGACCGCAGACGAGGACCGTCTGCTGGTTAACATTGCGTTTGCTACTATCAACGTGATAGGTCCTAGTGTTTCGGTGAATCATCCGAAGATTACGGTAAACGCTAAGCGTTATGAGGATGCTGACCGTGCGGTGGTGACTGAGGCGATTGTCAACTATTGGTGGCGGCATTATGACTGTCAGCGTGATTTCCGCCGAGCAGTAAAAGACATGCTGGTTGTGGGGCACGGCTGGCTCAAAACCGGGTACCGATTTGTTGAGCGTTCAGAAGGCGAGTACGAGTTCACCGACGAACTCGCATCCACAGCGCCAGAGTCTGTGTCTGAGAGCGAAATCAAGATTACAGAGGACCGCCCATTCGTTGAGCGCATCTCACCGTTCGATGTGTTTGTTGACCCAGATGCGACCAGCATGCAGGACATTCGTTGGATTGCTCAACGCATCCGACGACCATTGTCGGAAGTGAAGAAGGATAAGCGGTATAACTCTGCTGCCCGTCAAGAGGCTTCGCCTTCGCACTACTCAAAGTGGAAGATTGATGACCGTCGCAAGACTCGCACAACCTACGAGGAGCAGGACGGGTATGTGGAGATTTGGGAGTTTTACGACATTGACAAGAACAAGATGTCGGTGTTCTGTGACGGGGGCGACAAGTTCCTTGTCAGCCCCATCGAAATCCCGTTCTCATTCGGGCATCCATTTGTGATGCTTAGGAACTACGATGTGCCCGATTACTTTTACCCGATGGGTGAACTGGAAGCCATCGAGCCTTTGCAGTTGGAGTTGAACGAGACTCGCACACAGATGATGAACCATCGAAAGAGGTTCTCCCGCAAGTGGTTGTACAAGGAGTCGGCGTTTGACTCGGATGGTCGTAGCGCCTTGGAGTCCGATGAAGACAATGTGATGGTTCCTGTGGTTTCTGAGGACGGTCTAAATAATGTTGTTGCACCGATGCCTGCCGTCATTAGCCCACCCGAGTTCTACAACCAGTCGAACCTGATTTCGTCTGACATTGACCGTGTATCGGGCGTATCAGAGTACATGCGTGGTGCTCTGCCTGAGATTCGTCGCACAGCGACCGAGGCGGCCATTGCACAAGATGCTGCTAATGCCCGTGCCTCAGACAAGTTGGCCGCCATTGAGCGTACGATTGCTGATTGTGCCCGCCGTCTTGTGATGCTGGCACAGCAGTACATGACTGGTGAACAGGCGATTCGGATTGTCGGGGAAGGTTCGATGCCTGCTTGGTTGAACTTTGACCGTGACTATGTGAAGGGCGAGTTTGACTTTGATGTTGAGGGCGGTTCTACCGCCCCCGTGAATGAGTCGTTCCGCCGTCAGATGGCTTTGCAGGTGGTGGATGCGATGGCTCCGTTTGCTGGTCAAGGGATTATCGACATGCCAAAGTTGGCGAATTATGTTCTCCAGTACGGTTTTGGTATTAAGAACGCTGGCTCGTTTGTTCAGCCTGCTCCTCCACCGATGCCAGAAGGCATGCCTGAAGGCATGCCCGAGGGTATGCCGCCCGAGGCTGCTCCGATGCCGCCAAACCCAATGCCTGCGGTTCCTGCTGGCATGGAGGGCATGCCCACTGGTGGGCTGCCGATGCCCACGGACATTCCGCCAGAGATTCTGGCACAGTTGTTGGCTGCGGGTAATCCGCTGCCAAATACAGCGTTACCGCCTCAGGGCATGTAACGGAATTACCCACTAAGTAGAGCAACCCTTGGAGGACTCTGATAATGAGTGAAATTATAAGCGACGAGGTTCTGGTCGAAGAGACCCCAGTGGAAGAACTGGGACAATCTCAAGAGGTTCAGGACGCAGTTGATGCCTTGACCGAGGAGCAGATTGAACTGCTTCCCGTTGACGAGTTCGGAGACAAGTATGTTTCCGTGACTGTTGATGGGGAAGATGTTCGGGTTCCTTTGAAAGAGGCGCTCTCTGGATACCAGCGTCAAGCGGACTATACCCGCAAGACACAGGAACTCAGTGAGCAACGGCGACAGGTGCAATTTGGTGCAGCCCTGCAGGAAGCCTTGCAGAAGAATCCGAAGGAAACCTTGGACCTGCTTTCACAGCACTATGGTCTGAATCAGCAAGCCCCTTCTGAGGAAGAGGAACTGTACATGGACCCGGTGGAGAAGCAGTACCGACAGTTGGAGCAGCGAGTTCAAGCCTTCGAACAACAGAAGGCGATGGACGAGTTGGAACGGACTGTGCAGTCGCTGGAGCAGAAGTACGGCTCAGACTTTGATGCCAATGAAGTGGTCGCCAAGGCTTTGGCGATTGGTTCAACGGACTTGGAGGCTGTTTACAAGCAGATTGCTTTTGACAAGGTTTACGAGGATGCTAAGGCCATCCGCCAGATTCGTGAGAAGAAGGCGGTTGAAACCCAGCAGATTGGTGAAGCGAAGCGACAGGCGTCTGTGGTGAGCGGCGGTTCAAGTGCATCGAGTGCCGATGTTTCTGCGAGACCCATCACATCGTTGCGAGACGCTTGGGAAGCCGCAAAACGGCAAATCGACGTCTAGCACTTACCTCTAAGGAGAAACTATCATGGCTGGAAACGCCAACTTTGATGCGTTGCTGTCAACGACGCTTGCGAACTATCGCAACCAGTTGACCGACAACGTGTTCACCGCACGACCCCTCACTTACTTCCTCATGGACCGTGGACGCATTCGCATGCTCAACGGTGGCACGAAGATTGTTGAGCCGCTCATCTACGGTCAGAACTCGACCGTGGGTTCGTACAGTGGTTACGACACGATTTCGTTGACCGCTCAGGAAGGCATCACGGCAGCCGAGTACGATTGGAAGCAGTACGCTGCATCCATCGCCATCTCGGGTATCGAAGAGGCGAAGAACAACGGCGAGCAGGAAATCATCAACCTGCTTGAGGCGAAGATTATGCAGGCTGAAGAGTCGATGCGTGAGTCGTTCAACCAGATGTTCTTTAGCAACGGCACCGGCAACTCGGGCAAGGATTGGAACGGTCTTGGCAACCTCGTGTCCTCGGTGGGCACTGTGGGTGGCATTAACCGTGCCACGGCTGGCAACGAGTTCTGGCGTTCGTATGTAAATGCGAACTCGGGTACGCTGAGCCTCACGAACATGGCGACTGCCTACAACACCGTGTCGGTTGGTAATGACCACCCCGACATGATTCTGACCACGCAAACCCTGTACCAGAAGTACGAGGCTTTGCTGCAGCCACAACTGCGCTACACGGACACCAAGACGGCTGATGCTGGATTCCAGAACCTGCTGTTCAAGGCTGCCCCTGTTGTGTACGATGTGCACTGCCCCGCTGGTTACATGTACGTGTTGAACAGCAAGTACCTGTCGCTGGTCGGTCACAGTGGCAAGTGGTTCGCTCAGACGGAGTTTGTCCGCCCAGAGAACCTCGATGCCCGTTACGCCCTCATCATGTGCTACGGCAACCTCACCTGCCGTAACGCTGCGAAGCAGGGTGTTATCACGGACGCAACCGCCTAAGGTTGCATGGTTCGGGTCGGGGGCTGAAACCCCCGACCCTTATCCAATTTGATTTATAGTTAGGAGAACACTGTGGCAAGCAAGAAGAAGAGCACCGGCAAAAAGACAACCAATAGCGGACAGGGATACCTTGACACGTACAATAAGCAAGTTGGTAAAGCAGTATCCAAGGTTTATAATGATGCAGTTTATGCGAATCCCAAAAGGTATGGCGGGATGAAGGGTGCTGCAAATTTTGCCAAGGACCTGAAGGACAACGTCGGCCCATTCTGGGAAAGTTACAGACTGAAGGAACAGGTGTCACGAAAGACAAGGCAGATTGGTTCGGACAAGGCTTACATGCGTTCGGAAAGTCGTGAGCGTGCCCAGACTGCTCGTAGGATTAGGGCTTCCCGAGCAAAAAAGGGTAGCAAATAATGCCAAAGGTAGGAAAAAATGTGGCAAAGCGTCGTGCAGAACGCAAAGAGTTTGTTGCTAAAGCAAAAGAGCGTGGCGTTAGTGCCAAGACCGCACGAAAGCGTTACTACGTGCAGACACGAGCCAAGGAGTTAGAAGCACAGGGAAAGCCAGTTGACCGTGCTGCTCTCAGGAAGAAGTTTGAGTCTGGGAATGTTTCTCGCAAGGGTTTTGGTGCGCCAAGGAAGAAGGCCGCTGGAACGACTGGTGCCAAGACGAGGCCGAATGTTGGTGATGCCAAGGATTACAGGGCTCCAATGCGAAAGATGAATCTGACTCAGGGAACGGGAGATGCGAAGGATTACAAGCCACCAGCACGCAAGATGAATCTAACTAAAGGCACGGGTGATGCCAAGGACCGCATGCGTCGCAAGAATGCTCGTCCGCCTCGTGGGGCTGGGTACTGAAATGCCGCAGAAGTATCGCATTCTCGCAAGCCACGCTGACTCCAGCCCGAAGGCTGGCACAAAGACTTCGTCTTACCCCAAGTCGAAAGGCAAGGGGAAGATGGCGAAGCCCAAGAAGGCTGGCAAATACTAGGTTCTAGGTAACAAAGGGCACTAAAGGGTGATGATGAAAAACTCTGTCCCCGCCCACGCCCTATACGGAAAACCTGTTACGGGCTATAGATTGGCCGCTATTGACGGTGCTCGTCTAGCGGCTGCCTCGGCTCCGTATGAGGGCCGTAACCGTTGTATTGCAAACAATGATACCTGTGAGGGTCCCCGTGCCAAAGGCACGGATTTCTGCATTGGTCATCTTCGCTCAATGAAAGAAGCCTAAATGTTGACTCTTGTTGAGTTGCGGGCACAGGTCAGAGGCATGGCTGACCTCGACGAAGTTGATTTGCCCGATTCGGTGATTGACCAGTACGCCCGTGAAGGGTTCCAGCGCATTTATGCGTTGGAGCGCAAGTGGCCGTATTTGGAGGAAACTTATACTTTTAACACGGTTGCTAATCAGCGTGAGTATGACATTGCCACGATTGGTGACATTCGTGAAATCATTTCGATTGTGGACACTAGCGCTTCTGGTGAGCGGTTCACTTTGATTTCTAACGCTGAAGCGGAGGAGATTTGGTTGGGCAACACGGATACTCCGAGTCGCCCGTATTTCTTTTCGTTTTGGGATAAGAAGATTTATCTGTGGCCAAAACCAGACAGCGTGTATCCAATTACTGTGCGTGCGTACCGTAATCCTACTTACACTTGGTTGACAAATACTGCGTTGACTATTGACATGGACGAGTGGTTCCATCAGATTTTGCCTTACTTTATTCTTGGTCGTGCATACCAGCGTCAAGAGGACGCTGAGTTGTCGGCAATGCACATGCGTTCGTTTGAGGAAGGTGTTGCGTTTGCTCGAAGGGATTTGATGCGTGGTTCGTCGGCTCAACCAGTGGTGATGTCTGGTGGACGCAGGTATCCGACGATGAGGCGTTGGTTGCAGACTCTTGGTGGGACGCTTGGGCAATGAGTAGGATTTACACTGAACGGTTTGATGACTTTACTGGCGGTTTGAATCTTCGTGCTGACCAGTTTCAGTTGGCACGAAATGAGTCACCTGACATGTTGAATGTTGAGGTTGACCCTCGTGGTGGTTTGTTTACTCGGGGTGCAATGAGGGAAATCAACTCTACGGCTATTGGTGTGACTTGGACGCCGAACAGATTGTATCCGTTGAATGGTGAGAACGCTAGATTGATGCTGAGTACTGCTACTCGTGTGCTGCATTCTTCTGGTAGTAATTTTTCTGTGCTTGAGTATTCTGCTGGTAATCCCGTTGCGCCTTCTTCGGCGCACGGGTCTTGCATGGCTCAGTGGGGTCCACGCATGTACATGACTACGGGCACATCAGGAAATGGTGGGTATCGTTGGTTGCCTACCGATACGTATGCCGAGGCTTTGACTGCTAGTGGAACGAATCCGAATGCTTGGCAGGCAACCCCTGATGTTTCTGCGCACAAGATGCCAACCGCAGAACACATTTGTGTTCATGCGAACAAGATGTTTGCTGCTCACCTTACAGAAAATGGTGTTCATTATCCGAATAGGGTTCGCTGGTCGCTTGAGGCAATACCAGACAACTGGGCTGAGGATGATTACATTGATTTTGAGGGTGGCAGTGATGGCATAACGGCGATTGCTTCTGTTGCTGGTCAGTTGGTTGTGTTTAAGACAAACAGAATGTTTGTTGTTTACGGTTATGATTCGAATGATTTTCAGGTTGTTGAGGTTTCTACGCAACTTGGTGCAATTTCACACGAGCACATTGCGTCTGGTCCGACTGGTGTGTATTTCTTTTCTCACCCACAGGGTTTGTATTACTACAACGGTTCTCAGGTTCTTGATTTGTTTGAGCGGTTGAAGTCGATGTATCCACTCGGATACATCAATTCTGCTGAGGATGAAGAAATTTTTCTTTCGTATGTGAATAAGCGTGTGTGGCTGTCGATGCCGTTTTCTCGTGTGACTTCTGTTGATTATCCTTCTGTTTGTTTTGTGTATGACCCGACAATTGGTGAGGGTGGTGCTTGGGTGGCGCATTCCATCGCAGATGGAAAAGCGCCGATTGGTGGATGTGACTGGATTGATTCAACTGGCGTGACACGGCACCTGATGTGCCATCCGTCAATTCCTCGGGTACTTGAAGTTGACATGTATGAATACGAGAAGGATTTGTTGGCTGGTGTGGAGACTGGGTTTGCGAGTTACTACAGGACTGGTTGGGTTGACGGTCGCAACTATTCCAGTAAGAAGATGTTCCGCCGTCCTGACATGGTTGTAAAGCAGGTTGATACCACAAGGAATCTGAATGTGAAAGTGTTTCACAACTATGAGGAGGCTGTTGGGAACGAGAGAAAGAATTTTAACATCGAGTTGCCTGCTTCGTCTGGTGGAATGTTGTGGGGTTCTGGAACTTGGGGTTCTGACATTTGGGGTTACGACTCTGAGGGTGCACAGGTTTTGAAAGGAAACAATCTTGGTTTTGCGAGGTCTGTCCAGTTGTTGTTGACTGGCCCTAATGGTTTGTCTTGGGGCATTGACAGTATCTCGTACAAGTACAACGTGAGAAAGGTTACTGGCTGATGGCTACCTTGAACATTCCGAACACTTTTGTTGATGCGACTACGGCTGAGGCTAGTGAGGTAAATGCTAACTTCATTGCTGTAAAACAGTTTGCCGAGGGTTTGTCAGATGGCAGCAACATTGATGCGAGTGCTATCACGAGCACAAAGTTGGCTACTTCTGCTGTGGTGGAGGGAAAGATTGCTTCTGGTGCTGTGACGACTGCAAAGATTGCCGATGGTGCTGTTACTGATGCAAAATTGGCTCCCGGTGCTGGTGGTGGTCCATCGATGAATAACATTTTGGCCAATCAGGTGTTTGGGTGATGCAAGAAATCCGCATCCCCGCCCTGACCACTTTGACGACAGCAGATGCTACTGCTGTGCGTGCGATTGTGGCTGCGTTGGTTATGGAGATTGAGTCGTTGAAGCGGGATGTCGAGTCCCTGAAGAGGACTCGTGAAGATGTTTATGTGAATCGGATGATGACGATGAGAAGAAGGGGTGCGTAATGTCGGTGTTTGACCCGAGCGTTTACGAGGCACGTCGCCGGGGTTTGCAACAGAACTATGCTGCCGAGGGTGCGATGAACGCATACCAGCAGTTCATTTCGCAGCAGCGTGGTCGGCGTGGTGTCGCTGACCTTGTGCGTGAATACGAGAAGGCTGCGCCTCAGGTGGTGTCTTCGTATGGTCGTCGTGGTTTGTCTGGCCCTAATGTTCGTTCTGGTGTGCTGAATCGTGCGTTGCGTGAATTCGCTCAACAGCGAATTCGTCAGCAGTCGGACATGGAGCGTCAGTTGGCTGAGTCTGCTATGGGGTATGACTTGTCGGAGCGTCGCCGTCAGGAGATGTTTCAGTCTGCGTTGCAGGATTTGGAGTCGGAAAAGGCTAAGGAAATAGCGGAGAGTGCCAGAAGTATTCTGGCTTATAGGGCGGGAGCGTAGCGATGGTTGAGACTAATAGAGGGTTCAAGGTTTATCCGGGTACTACACCGAAACTTGTTTATGATGTAAAGCCGAATGCTCCTTGGAACATTGGTGGAACGATAGGTGGTGAGGCGTTTGCCCAGACGCCTCAGGAACGGTTTGTTGAGCAATACCAAAGTGGGATGGGTGGAAAATCAATTTATTTCGGTGGCATGACTCCGTCTCAGCGCAGAGAACTTGGTTATGGTGATGCGTACGAAGTTGATGCGCAAAAACTCTATGACGAGTTTGTTGCTGCTGGCGGTTTTAATGTTCCTAAGATTCCGGGTCTCGGTGGCTCTGGTATGTCTTCGGCGGATGCGTTGGCTTTGCAGAAGTATCGTGATGAGCGTGCCGACCGTGCCGCCCAGCAGCGTGCACTGCAACAGTACCTTGCCAGTGGTCGTCTCGGTGGCATGAGTGCCGCCGAGGAAGCAGATGCGCAAGCACAGTATCAGCAGGCTTTGGCAAACATTGCCGCTGGTTATGGTGCGGCTGAGCAGTTGACTGGCGAAGGATACGGCGGCTTGGAGCAGTATCTGCGTGAGAATCAGGTGAACCCGTATGCGGGTATGACTGTGAATGCTGGGTTGGTGACGAATCCGATGGAGCAGTTCTTGCAGGCGTATGGTGCATCCAGTCCTGATGTGCTGGCGGCTGTTGAGGCTGAGCAGTTGGCTCGCACCAGTGGTGCTGGTGCGTTCCAGAATTTGATTGATGTGTTGTCTGGTGCTGCTGGGCAAGCACAAACGTCCCGTGAGTCTGAGGCGAGAATGGCTCGGACGGTGGCTGAGCAGTTGTTGGGTCAGCAGAGGGCTGGGTTTGAGTCTCAGGCTGCTTCGGCTCGTCAGGCTGCGTTGGCTCAGATTGCTCAGCGTCAGGCTGACCGTGAGTACGCTATTGAGAAGGCGTTGTTGGAGTTGGGTGTCATGCCAAGTGGTACTGAGGATGGTGGTGGAGAAGAGTCCTCTGGTGCTTCCGAAACTACTAGGGGTAGGCAGGAGATTGCGGCTTCTGCGCCGAACCTTAAGGCTGCTGCCCGTGAGTTTGCGCCCAAGTACATGGAGAAGAACCCAAATGCTACGCCTGCTCAGATTCGTAAGGCGTTTCCGAAGTTGGCGGCTGATTTTGATGCCGCTAAGAAGAAGTAACGGAAGGGTTATTTAGTATGTCAACTCCTTTTGAGCAGTTGCTGGCCTTGTTGGCAAGCCGTGGGGGCACGGACTTGTCCAGCGCCCTTGCGGACCCGTATTTGTCGTACATTGCTGGGTCTTATCAGCCTGAGCCGATGAAGTCTGAGGGTGACATTTATGCGGAGTTCGCCCCAACCTTAATGTCTATTGCCAACACTGAGCCTCCGGGTTCGTGGCGGCAGGTTGCCGCCTCCTCGATTGCATCAGGTGTACCTGCTTACAGGGTGAAAGAAGATGTGCTTCGTATTGCGTCGGAGAATCCAGACGCTTTGGGTTTAACTACTTCGGATGAGGCTACCAAGTTTGTTGATGAGTTGGCCTCAGAGAATCAGCGTGCACAGAACGAGTTGACGAAGCAGGCTGAGCGTCAGGACCCGTTCCAGAAGGCTGGATACCCGGGTGCGACTCAAGTGTATTCACCATCTGATGTGGTGAACATGAACCCTGATTTGTTTTCTTCGATTATTGGCAGGAAAACTCCTAGCGAGTTGCAGACTAGGTTGGATGCTATTCGTGAGTATGGGAATAGAACTATTACTAGGGAGCAGAAGCCAATGGCCGAAGTGCAGCAAGGATTGGAACGTCCTCAGGGCGAACTTTCTGCATTTCTTTACGGTGGAAGTCCAGATTCAAAGATACGTGGCACCGCAGCAAATGTTTATTATGACCCATCGCAAGACAGGGCAACGACATTGACTGACGCCTTCAAGAAGGCTGGTTATCGTGGTGGCAAAACGTATCTTGGTGGTTTGATTGTTGAGAAACCAATTAGTTATCTTCAGGGTTTGGCTTCTGGTTTGGCTGACATTCCTTGGACAATTGGTGAAGACATTGTTGACGATTTTGGCACTGGACAGTATGGCGCTACTCGTGAGAAACGCATCCTTGAGCGTGAAGCGCAGAAGCGAACAAAGACCGACGCCGAGGGTAAGCCTAAAAGGGTTTTGTCCAAGTCTGCAACCGAGGCTTTGCGAAGGAATGCTTCCGAGGCTGCAAAGTTGGTTTCACGGATGAAAGGTGGTGAGGAATACAATCAGCGTGTTGCTGCTGCTTTGGCGGAAAAGATTTCTCAAGGAATGCAGGAGTACGGCAGAACACCTTTGTCGGATGCTCTTCTTCGCTCTGCGATTGTTGCCCGTCAACTAAGGAAGTAGGTTTTTGAATGGCTGTCGCTAAAGACAACCAGCAGTTGCTGGAGTCGCTCCGCCGTGTCGGAGACACCAGCAGAGGTGTAGCACAGAACTCTAGGTACACGCCGCCAGCAGGCGCACGAATGAGTTTAGGTGTCAATGATGAGCGGTTGCGGGCACTTCGTGCCGCACCGCAGTTCAAAGACCAGATAGATGCCATTGCGGCGGGAAAACCACAACCGTCTGGTGCGGCGGGCACAATTGGGAAACTGATTCTTGATAACCCTGTGTCGAAGGTTGCTTTGAATGCTTTGTCGGTTGTGGATACACCTAGGCGTGCAGTTATTTCTGGTGTTCGTGAACTGGTTGATTTGGTTGATGGCGACAGCGCAACGAAAGGTTCTTTTGCTGATTGGTACAAGCAGACCGCAGACCCGACGTATGGGTTTGGTACGGCTTTCCCGATGGATGGTTGGGGTGGTCGCATCTTGGGTTTCGTTGGTGATGTTGCTCTTGACCCATTGACTTATGCAACGCTTGGTTCTTGGGTTCCAGCCAAGTCTGTAATCAAGTCTGGTGTTTATGCTGGTCAAACTTTGCG